GGATACGCAAACAAACTCTGAACAAGTAAATTATAAAGGCAACTTCATAATTTGCTTGTGATGGCACTTCTCACCAGAACTGCTGCAGAGGAAGTAATCGCATCATTCACTTCAGAGGAACAATCCCGAATTTCAGCTCAAGCTGTGCTAACTCTGGCAAATGTAGAAAAGGATAGACATGATCTATTCAATTATGCATTGCCTGAATTGGCAAAGGTAAGGCTTTACAATTCCGGAATTTACCTCAGTCCACATTCCTACAAACCCCATTCTCATCCCGCATGCAAAACTCTTGAAAATAACATTCTTTTCAATATATTACCTAGTTATTTGGATAATTCTTTCTATCTAGTCAGCATTAAGAAAAATAAGGTCGACTTTTTGAAGAGAAGGCATCCTGATCTTCAGATGATAGAGACCATAAATAGGTACATATCTAGTTTAGATAAGATAAGGTATGGTAGCTTTTTTCATGTCAGTCCTTCAAAAGTTAGTTTGAAATTCAAGTGTGACAGGCGGACTGGTTTTGAAACTGATGCATCGCTGGTTGACTTAATTCCAGGTTGCATGGAAGGTGCTAGGAAAAATTTCTTCTTTCATGATGAACTTCATTATTGGAGGAAAGAGGCTCTGATAACTTTTCTAGACCATGTTAAGCCAGAAATTATGCTAGCATCAATTGTGTATCCTCCTGAAATACTTGCTGGGGCTAAAGAGAGTCTAAATCCTTGGTGTTACACATTCAAAATCATTGATAAGGATTTAGTGTTCTTTCCTGATGGTGAAGAGTCTGAAGCTTACATTCAGCCTTTGTCAGGATCTTACTTGTTAAAGACAAGTAGAATTGTTACTCCCTCCGGTCAGGTCTTCAATCTTGATCTTATCAAAAGTAGTTTCTCCCATCACTTGATATCAATAACTAAAGGGGAAGCTATTGGTCAGAAAATGAGATTCTTCAATGGTTTTGAGGCTGTGGCTATGAAGGGCCTTAACCCCCTGAGGCGTAAGGTTGAAAGCTGTCTGCCAATTTCCAAGAGTACCATACTTAAAATTTATAGGTACCTGCGTACACTGAAGAAGCCTGATCTTCAATCAGCAATGGCTAAACTTAGCCAGGTTTGCAAAGACCCAAATGGTTACGAGATCAAGTTCTTTGAAGAGTTCTCAAAATTGTGCCTGAAATGTGATACTCTGAACACAAATATGCTCCCTGACATGAAGAGGATCGTCCAAGGGTTTTTCTTGAAGCTTTTCCCAAACCCTATTGCTAGAAACTTCAAGGTCGTTCAACAACTCCATTTGGACAACTTCATTGAGACCTTAGAAGATTTCAGCTTCTGTGTTCCAACTGAGGAGCTGACTCTTGACTGGAAAGATGATTTGGAATTTGTCAATTTGACTTTTGGTGAAACCGATTTTGATTTAGATGAATCCTTTGATTCCACTTGGGGTGTGAAAAAAGACCATGTCAACATCACTGTTGTACATCATGCACCATACTTCATGTCCAAATTTGAAGCTTACGAGTATCAGTTTCATTCCTTACTGAATGTTGATTCAACAGCTGCTCTAACAAGATTTGCCAAGATAGTTGTTTCACTCTACAGCGTTAGTCTTGTGGAATCTTATGATTGCAAATCATTGTGCAGCTTGGCATCTGAAGTAATTGTTTCCGCCAACCTACGAGCTTGCTTCACGGTTGTTGACCTGTGGAAAACGTTCCGTGCCATTCTGATTAAGGAGGGGAATCGATCAAAGGGTAGAATGAGGAAAAAGTACTTTTTTGAATTGGGTATCAAGTGGTTTCTGTTCACCAATGCTGCAAATGTTAAATTCCTGACTCCAGGCCGAGATGGGTTGTTTGTGAGATCGCTCAACTTTGACCGATTCATTAAGAATTGTCAGTGCAACCTTTCTTTTCATCGTGGTAGAATGGCTCTTCATCAGACTATTAAAGGTGAGAGGCTGGAGTCATTATTGGATGAGTACGAGCTCAACTCTCACAAAAAATTTGTAGAGAAGCAAGATGTAAGGACTGTTGAGGAGATAGAGAAGGAACAAGATCCACACACCTTTGAAAATCACGAGAACTCCTCCCCAGCAACTGTGGGTTGCAGCTTGGTTCCCTGTGCGTGCTCAACAAACTGCTTCGTGCAGAATGCAAAAGTGGATGCTCTTCATAATAATTTGACTTTCCATGACTTCATAGGGGGTGCTCGTGGTAGAGGGGCCACTTTCTTCTCTAGAGATCTGAAGGGTTACAGTTACACAGGTTTCAGTCATGAATCTAGAGGGTGGCCTCGCTTCCTTGATGATTTCTTGGATGATAATATCATCCCTAAGCATTTTTATGATCAGTGTTTAGTTCAGGAATACAGCACTGGGCATGGGCTGGCAATGCATCGAGATGATGAGGAAATTTATGACCCAAATCACCAGGTCCTGACTGTTAACTATAGTGGCAGTGCAATTTTTTGCATTGATTGTGATGGAACTGATTTTGAAGTTAAATTAAATGGGCCTCAAATGCTTCTAATGCCCTTTGGCTTCCAAAAAGATCATAAGCATGGGATTAAGAATCCCTCAAAGGGTAGAATTTCATTAACCTTCCGTCTTTCTAGGAGTGCCTCCAACCAGGTGCCCGTTCAGGAAGTTGTAAAGGTTGATCAAGATGGTGCCGTCAAAGGAGCTTCACTTGAAAAATTGCCAAGCCAGCAGACTCAGGATGAAAGTATGCTAGGAACAGGGGTTAGCTCAGTGTTTGATGAGGGTTTTTCAGCAGATTCTTCTGGCAGCTCACCAGTTCAAGAATTCATGATACAAATAGATTCATCACTGTTAGAGTATGCAGACAAAAGTCTTTCAGGGTCTTCAAAGGATCTTATCAATTGTGACTTGTGTCTTTGTAACAGCCCTTGGTTAAAAAATGAAGAGCTCAAATTCTCGGAGGCACTTAGAGATCTTGCTTTTGCATCAGGATTCAATCCTACTGATAGATTTTCTCTAGCCAAAGGTGTGTCAGGTGTCCGAGGAATGAATAGAATCATCTCTGAATTGCCATCCCACATTTTTCCATTGCGAGGATCAATGAGCATTCTAGATATAGATGACAAAACTGTTAAAGGCAATGTTAAGGAAGGCTCATTCTCTGGCTTTAGAAGGTGGAAGATTGTTAGCTGTTCAACTGATTTGGTGGTGATTGCCTTCTTAAAACCAAAGATGACACAAGGGGGTGAATTAAGGACCCATGAGGATGAGTGTGAGCTTTCTGATCTGACTGAAAAACTCCATGGCTGCTCAGTGATTTTGAGTAGGAAATTCGAGCCTGACTTGTATCATTCCTTTGATGTTGATGCTGATGGTAATTGTTTCTGGCATTCTGTGGGGCCTCTAATTGGCGTTGATGGGGAGTGCATAAAAAAAATTCTACATGATCAGGCGAAAAGAGATTGCGTCAAGTGTCCACGCCTCAGCAAACAGCTTGAAAATAATGTCTGGGCTGAGAGGGAAGCTGTTGCTTATTTTTGCTCCCATTATGGAATTAAATTGAATGTGCTCTATGCTAGGGAGGAGTGCACCTGGATATTCAAGCCGCATGAGGTACTTAAGGCTGCAACCTTAATTTGTCAAGACAATCATTTCAAGCCTTGCATGCCTGTAAATGGTTGCGTCATTAGGGCCATTGCTTCTGCTTTAAATCGGAGAGAGGTTGATGTTTTGGCAGTCCTTGGCAAACCTGCACATGAAGATTTATTTGATGAAGTTTCTGAAGGACGGGGCTTCAGTATCTTTGATCTCTCCAGGCTCTTTGAAATTTTTTCTATTTGCGGGAGTGTGGATACTGGAGGTGAATTAATCATGGTTAATGAAGGTGGGAGGATCCCTGCTGAATTCTCTTTGGAAAAAGAGCATCTAGCCCACATTCCCACTCTTTCCAGGAGAAAGTTTAGCCCGATCGTGTCAGACCTAAATCGGGTATCAAATAGTGCCATGAGATTCCTTGCTATGAATGGAGCTGAGATTGATTATAGGCCATCCATTGATCGAGCTTCAACCTTGCTGGATAGTTTAGAGCTTGGTGCGACAGGGGTTTTGTGTCAAGGTATAAAAGAGACTCAGAAGAACCTATCATCCATGCTTGTTCCAGAGGCTGTCCATGACAGGAAGTTGGTTATGATCCTTGGAACTTTTGGCTGTGGTAAAAGTTCTCTTTTCAAAAAATTCATTGAAAAATCACCCGGAAAGGCAATCACCTTTGTTTCTCCAAGAAGATCTCTTGCCGAATCCATCAACAATGACTTGGGTCTCTCTAGGGCCGGAGGAAAGAAAAGTGGAAAGAGTAAAGATCTCAAGAATGTCAGAGTGAAAACTTTTGAACTCTTTGTCCTGCACTTGGATAGTATCAAAGAGGGCCATACAGTTGTCATTGATGAGATTCAACTCTTCCCTCCTGGGTATATTGATTTGATAATTCTTGGGTTGAAGCAGAATGTCAATATAATAATTGCCGGGGATCCCTGTCAAAGTGACTATGATAGTAGTTCTGATAGGCATATTTTTGCTGGTAGCGAGAGCGACATTATGAGGATATTGAGTGGCAGGACCTATAAATTTAACATTCTGAGTCAACGATTCAGAAATCCTGTTTTCGTTGGGAGGCTGCCATGCAATTTGAATAAGTCTCGACTAACTCTTGATGAAGAGGAATACACACTTTGGGAAAGCATTCAGGAATTCTCAATGATGGGGCGGAAGGATTGTCCAGTTGTTCTGGTTTCAAGCTTTGAGGAAAAAAAAATTATTGCAGCGCATCTTGGTCTTAAAATGAAGTGCATCACTTATGGTGAGTCAACTGGTCTTAATTTTCAAAAGGGGGCTATTCTCGTGACTTATGAGAGTGCTTTAACCAGCGACCGCAGGTGGTGGACTGCTCTATCCAGGTTTAGTCATGATATTCATTTTATAAATGGAATGGGGGTCACTTGGGACAATGCCTTGACACATTTTGTTGGTAAACCCCTGCATAAGTTTTTAACCAAGAGAGCTTGCAATGATGACATTATTGATCTGTTACCTGGCCGCCCAGAGCTGATTGAAGGTTTTCAGAGCCAAGTTGGGGCAGATGAGGGCGTTCGAGAGGCTAAACTAGTTGGAGATCCCTGGTTAAAGACTAAGATCTTCCTTGGCCAGTCTCCAGACTTTGAATTAGATGATTTTGAAGAGGTCCAAGCAGCGGAGGATTGGTTCAAGACTCATGTGCCAATAATGGGGCTCGAGGCTGTTAGGGCTCAATGGGTCAGCAGGTTGCTAGCTAAGGAGGATCGAGAATTCCGAATTGGGGACATCACCACAGAACAGTTCACTGATGAACACAGTAAAAATAGGGGGCTTGAACTCACCAACGCAGCTGAAAGGTATGAAGCCATTTACCCAAGACATAAGGGAACTGATACCGCCACGTTCTTAATGGCTGTAAAGAAAAGGTTAAGCTTCTCCTCTCCAGCTGCTGAACATGCCAAATTGAGGAGGGCTCGCCCCTTTGGAAAATTTCTCCTTGATACCTTTTTGAAGAGAGTCCCTTTGGATCGCAAGCATAGCAGTGAAATGATGGAATTTGCTGTTCATGCCTTTGAAGAGAAAAAACTCTCAAAGAGTATGGCCACTATTGAGAACCATTCTGGTCGTTCCTGTGAGGATTGGCCAATCGATAAAGCTTTGATATTCATGAAGTCTCAATTGTGCACGAAATTTGACAACAGATTCCGAAGTGCCAAGGCCGGACAAACTTTAGCTTGCTTTCAACATTCTGTCTTGTGCAGATTTGCCCCTTATATGAGATACATAGAAGCAAAAGTGGTGGAGTCACTCCCAAAAAATCTCTACATTCACTCTGGGAAGAATATTGATGATCTGGCATCCTGGGTCAGAATTCACAAATTCAATGGTGTGTGTACAGAATCTGACTACGAGGCTTTTGATGCATCACAGGACCACTTCATTCTGGCCTTTGAATTGGAAGTCATGAAATATCTTGGTTTGCCAGCAGATTTGATTTCAGATTACACATTCATCAAAACTCACCTTGGGTCAAAACTTGGTAATTTTGCCATAATGCGATTCACTGGTGAAGCCAGCACTTTTCTATTCAATACCATGGCTAATATACTATTCACCTTTTTGAGGTATGACCTTAACGGAAAGGAGGCAATTTGTTTCGCTGGTGATGACATGTGTGCAAACTCAAGGCTAAAAATAACCAATAAAAATTCCAAGTTTTTGGACAAGATTAAACTGAAGGCCAAAGTCCAGTTCACTGTAACTCCAACATTCTGTGGTTGGGGACTTTGCGAGCATGGGGTTTTTAAAAAGCCGGATTTGGTTCTTGAAAGACTTCAAATTGCGAGGGAGACCCGGAACCTTGAAAATTGCATTGATAATTATGCTATTGAAGTTTCCTGTGCCTACCAGATGGGTGAAAATCTGAATCTCTACCTCTCCCCTCATGAGATGGATGCTCATTACAACTGTGTGAGGTTCATCATTTTGCACAATCACCTTCTGAAATCAAACATAAAAGATCTCTTTAGAGGTGAGCCAACCATTGTCACTCTTTAATTAACCTACTAGTAGATTTAGTTTAAAGCGTATTAGGTTAAGCTAATTAGTATTAATAATGGAAACTGTGCTAAGTTTGTTGAATGAATTCGGATTTGAGCGTACTGTTGAGCCCTTGAGTGATCCCATTGTTGTGCATGCTGTTCCTGGTTCTGGAAAGACAACTTTAATAAAGCAGGCCTTGATAAGGAACCATAATATTGAGGCTGTGACTTTTGGAGTTCCGGAAAAAGCGAACATTCACGGCACTTATATCAAAAAGGCCAGGCAGGGTCAAAGAGGTAGGGGCAACTTCAGCATTTTGGACGAGTACCTATCGGGTGAATACTCAACTGGTTTCAATTGCTTGTTTTCTGATCCCTACCAAAATCACGGTGATTGCCTTCGCGCCCACTTCATTGGTCGTTGCTCACATAGATTTGGTAATCAAACTGTGCAGGTGCTGCGAAATTTGGGTTACAATATTGCCAGTAGCAAAGAAGACATAGTTGAGAAGAAGAATATCTTTAGGCTTGTGGAACCTGAAGGTGCGATAATTTGTCTTGAAAAGGAGGTTGAGGACTTTCTTGCTTGGCACCACGTTGAATACAAATTGCCTTGCCAAGTTCGTGGTGCCACTTTTGATACTGTGACCTTCATCCACGAGAAGCCTCTTGAGGAATTGGTTGGTCCTGATTGGTACGTTGCGCTGACTAGACACAGGCACAAATTGGTGCTTGTCTCGAATTAGTATGCCTTTTTCCCAACCTCCTGATTACTCTAAGAGTGTTTTTCCAATAGCTATAGGTGCAGCTGTTGCTCTGGTTCTATTCACTTTGACTCGGAGTACTTTACCACAGGTAGGTGATAACATTCACAATTTGCCTCATGGTGGTAACTATCAGGACGGAACTAAGAGAATCAGTTACTGCGGTCCTAAAAACTCCTTTCCAAGCAGTTCTTTAATATCCAGTGGCACGCCTATGATCATCATAGTCATTCTCCTGACTGCAGCTATCTATGTATCCGAGAGGTGGTTTGGCTCAGGGCATCGTCGCTGCAGTTGTTGTTTACCTGGTGCTCCTGCTTGCACAGCAACTAATCATGAGTAGAGCAAATTCATGCACAATTGTAATAACTGGGGAGTCAGTTTCCATTGTAGGTTGTACTTATTCTGATGCTTTCATAGAATTGGTGAAGGGCCTTAAGCCTTATTATCACCCATTAGGTTAGGGTGTGGCGGATTAATATTAAATAGAAGTTTGTGTGTAATCAATTTCAATTTTAAATTTAATAGTCTAAGTTCCAGTTCCCGACTATGGCAACAAGCGGGCAAGACACAACAAGTGCCAATCCAGCTGTGACCAGAAATGAAGAAACGCCAGTGGTAACAGAGGTTCAAGCTACTAATGCTGTAGCCACCACTCCTGAAGTAGTACCTGTTGCTACTGCTCCACTGCCTGCGTCCACGCAGCCGACTGCTACGACGTCCAGCTTTGAGGTCTCCTTCACTCCTGCTACCTCAATTTCCGCGACTCCTATGACGTTTCCTGAGCCTGTTGTATCACAGTTGGTGCCTTTTCCACCTTTAGTTGCAACTGGCCAAAGCTCAGTGCAAACAACTGCTGTTCCTGACACTTCAAGGCTGCAGCAGATGGCCGCTGCAAATAGGGGCTTTAGTGAGGGTCTCAGAGTGCACCCACTACCCATAACTCCGGCAAGCTCAAATCCTTTCACAACTGGGAATATTTTTACCAGCTCTGTATTCTCTGGGCGAGGTTCTAACGCCGCTACATCTTCAGAAGCTATTGGAGAACCTACTCCTCAGAGGGTGTTTCAATCATCACAGGGTTCAAATCCTCCTGCTCAGGGTCATTATTCACAACAACACACATCTGGTAGTGTTGGGAATGTGATCACCCCCTTCACTCTTGGAAATAGAGCCCCAAGAAGGGCAGCTTCATCAATAGGGGGAACTAGAAGGAGGCTGGATTCAGTTGGACTCAAGAGTATAATGTACGAACCTCAAGCTGGTGTGGTTGCCACTGACGCAAAGATGAGAGCCATTGGTAGAGCCCTCATAGAGATGGGAATCAGGGAGGATCAGCTCACTGAAGTTGGGGTTTACCTCGCCAGGCACTGTGCAGACGTTGGCGCTTCTGATAAATCCACTCTCTTGGGTACTTTTCCTGGGTCTGATATAACGCTGGAAGAGGTTGGTACGAGGATCAAGCAGACTGAAGGTTGCACCCTCAGGCAATACTGTGCGTACTATGCGAAGCATGTTTGGAATCTAATGCTTCAAACTCAGAAACCACCAGCAAACTGGGTTGGGAAGGAGTTTAAATTTGAAACAAGATATGCAGCTTTCGACTTCTTCTTTGGAGTTGAGAGTTCTGCTGCTTTGGAGCCAGCTGATGGTTTGATAAGGCTCCCGACCCAATCTGAGAGGGTTGCGAACAACACCAGCAAAGAAATACAGATGTACCGCATCAGATCGATGGAGGGGACTCAAGCCGTGAACTTTGGGGAAGTCACTGGCGGCAAAATAGGACCAAAGCCTGTTTTGTCAATAAAGAAATAAGGTCGTGCGTCTTGCTTTCAGTTTCTCCAGTATTTATGCTTTTAAATAAAGTTGATCCCAACCTAATCGGGACGGCAGAGTGTGTTTTATTTCAATTTCCTACTTTGCTTATTTTTGTTTTAACTAGATTTTC